CTCCACAGAACCAGAGCCCTAACCCAAAGGCCGAGCAGGCCCCGACGTTTAGCTGGCAGAGCCAGATTGGGGATGACCTTGCCAGTGCCCCGAGCATTAAGAAGTTCCCAGACACCAAAGAAGGTCTGGTCCAAGCGGCTACAAGCTACATTCAGCTTGAGAAGCTTCTTGGAAATGATAAGGTGCCTATCCCCAAAGGCCCTAACGATGTTGCTGCAAGAGCCAGGTTCAACAAGGCGCTTGGCATTCCAGACAGCCCTAATGGGTACACTCTTGCCGATGTTGAGATCCCCAAGAACATGGAAGGCCTTTCCTTCGACAAAGCCAAGTTCGCGGAGGTCGCACACAAGCACGACCTAACCCCAGGGGCCGCAAAAGGTCTTTGGGAGACGTACACGAACATGGTGAAGCAGCAATACGCCAATACTGTCAAAGCCAGCGAGGAAGCCGTCACGGCTGCGATCAATACCTTGCGCGAAGAATGGGGCGATGCCTACAAGAGTAAGGTCGATCTGGGGCAGATGGTTATTAATCGTTTCTCGGACGATAAGGAAATGAACGATTATGTGACAGCCGTTCTTTCTAAAGATGCCCGTGGGATCAAGTTCTTGGCAAAGATAGGAGAACAATTTGCCGAGAATAAGATTGGCGATTTTAAGTATCAACGCCATTCTCTAACGCCTGATGAAGCCCAGTCTGAATGGGACGCTATCCGTGGCAACCCGGCGCACCCTTATAACAACGACAGGGCGCCTCAAGCTGAAAGAGATCGCGCCATCGCATACGTGAACAGCTTGATTCGGATTGCAAGACAAAGGCCTGTAGGACAAGCGTAAAGCCCCGAAGGTCTTTTGGATTGGATCGGTCGGACAACCTGCAAAGGCCCGGCAAGGACGCGTAAGATGCGGCCCTCCTGTTGAGGACAACCAAATCCCAAGCTTAGGTTGAACCACACGCAAAAACAGGAGTCACTTCAATGCCAGATACCCAAAGCAACGTATACGCGCAAGCGTATGCGGCCAACATCATGCAGTTGGCTCAGGAGAAGTATTCCCGCCTGTTGCCGATCTGCTATGTGAAGCCCAATGTGAAGGGCAAGACCTTCTTCCAAGATCAGATTGGGAAATGGTCTATGTCCACAAAGGGTGGTCGCAATGTGCAAACCCCCAACAACGATCCGAACCTGTCGCGCCGGATGGGCACGCTTGTCGATTACCACGACAACCGTATGCTCGACCGTGGCGATGAGTTGAGGATGATCTCCGATCCCCGCTCTGCGTACACCATTGCGGCGGCGTCGGCTCTTGGCCGTCAGATCGATACGGTGATTGCTCAGAAGATCCTGGCATCCGCTAACAGCGGTGAAACGGGCTCGACGACAGTTACCCTCGGAACGACCTCGATCTCCGCCCACGTAAACCCGACTAGCGGCGCCACCGGCACGGCGGCTACGCTTACCTTCGCTCGGGTGCGTGAGGCGAAGAAGGTTCTCGACCTCGAAGCTGTCGAGAGTGAGGACCGCTTCGCGGTTGTCGATCCGTCGGCTATGTCGCAGCTCTTGAATACCACCCAGGCCACTAGCTCGGACTATGCGGCTGTTAAAGCGCTCGTCCGTGGCGAGATTGATACCTGGATGGGCTTCAAGTGGATCGTCTCAACGAACCTGTCATCGTCCGGCACCATCACTAGCTGCTTCTTCATGAACCGCTATGCGATCTGTCTGGCTATGGGTTCGGAGCCGCTGGTTCGTACTGACGAGCGCGCCGATCTGTCTTATTCGTGGCAGGTCTACTACGAGTTGAACATCGGGGCCGTCCGTCTTGAGGAAGCCCGTGTTGTGCAGATGGACTGCACTTCTGAGTAAGACGCTATAGGCGAAAAGGAGAAGCACAATGCCTGATTCTTCAAACGTAGCAAAGTATAAGGCCGGCGGAAGCGGCGATAACGTTATCGCTGACGGTTATATCAAGACCGTGGAAAAGGTGTGGGTGGACTCGTATACGATTGCCTTCACCAATACTAATTCCACGATTGATATCGCCGTGCTGCCGGAAAACAAGAAGATCACCGGAATCCAGGTCTATATCTACGCGACCGCCTCCCATACGAGCGGGACGGTTTCGATTGGATATAGCACGGATGCCGCGGTCGATTCCTTCTTGGCACCGACGACTATCACCCACAACAAGACCGTAACAACGATCAACTTGTGGGGCGGTGGATTGTTCATGCAAAACCTGTCGACTGCGGCCATGGATGGCGTGCTGGCGGGTTTCCAGAAAGTGACTGCCGGGACCGCTACCACGATCTCGGTCAAGCTCAACAACTGGACCATGACCACCGGAACGGTTAAGACGATCGTTCGGTACACGTAAGAAATCGGCGACACCTGCCGTTAAGTGGTGTGACAGGAGGGAGAGTACCCCACTTTTTGAGGTGATCTATGGCGACCTATACGACCGTTGTGATCTGCAATCATGCGCTAGTGTTGTGTGGGGCCTCTCCGATTACGGCGTTGACCGATAATACGGCCAATGCTCGTGCGCTGAATGCTATTTATTCCAACACCGTAAAGGGCTTTCTCACTGAGTGCAGATGGTCCTTCTCTACGACCAGATCGACTCTTGTGACCAATTCCACGACAGGTCTGGTGGCTTGGTATCACGACGAAGAAGCATATGTTTATAACCGGCCTGGGACTACGGGTAGCTGTCTTCGTATCTGGGAAATGTCCGATCTTGCTGCAACATGGCGGGAGGAAGGCGAATACATTATCTCAGACACAGCAAGTCTAAAGGCCAAATGGACTTGGGAAAACTCCGAGGTCGGTCTTTGGAGGCCAAAAGCTATCACTGCCTTTATCGATAAACTGGCTTCGGATATTTGTTTCATGATTCTAAATTCAGGCACAAAAGCCCAAACATTCCTTGAAAAATATGAAAAGGTGTCTTTGCCGGCGGCTATGGCCGAAAACGCGCAAACGGGGTTTCAGCAGGAAGTTATTGACGATGCTTGGATGAGAGCCAAACACGGCCAAGACGGCAATCCATCGAGGTCGTATAGCTGATGGCTGACTATAAACGCATATTCGACCAGGCCGACGCGTTTATCTCTGCGATCTACGGCAAACGCTCAGTATCCGATCCTGATGTGTGGCCCGTCCTGGTTGATGCGGATGGGAATCTTCGCGTCAATATGACCGTCGGCACGGTCAGTCTTTCCTCGACCGCCTCGACCATAACGAATGCCGCCTCAAACCCCATACCCGTTTCCCTCACGACTACCAAGGTCACTGTCGATAACACCGTCACCGTAAGCGGAACCGTTACCCCTTCCACGACAGCTGCAACGATCACCAATGCGGTAGGCAACCCGGTTAATGTGTCCCTGACCACCACGAAGGTCACAGTGGAGGCGGCAACCGCCCTGCCGGTGTCGCTTTCGACGACTCAGGTCACGATCAACAACGCCGCCGGCAACCCGGTGAATGTCTCTCTCACGGCCACCAAGGTCACTGTGGATAACACGGTGACCGTGTCGCCCACGACAACGGCGGCTACCATCACCAATGCCGCCGGGAATCCGGTAAACGTTTCTTTGACATCAACCGTAGTTACCATCTCTAACGCGGCGAGTAACCCCGTTAATGTTTCCCTCACATCTACCGTCGTAACAATCAGCAATACCGCCGGCACGGTAACCAATTCCGTCTCGACTTTGATGTTGATATCAAAAACCCTCACCGGCTCTACCGGGTCACTGACAGCCACAAACGGGACTGTAACCGTTACCCCAACGAATAAGGCGAAAGTTTACGCTTTTTCGCTTACGACAACCTCTTCTACCGAGGTCATATGCGTTTTTCATACCGGCGGTCTGGAGCTGTGGCGCGTAACCCTAATGGCTCCAAGTGGCACCAACGCCGGAGCCAACCTCGCCTTGTCACCGCCATCATTCCTTTTCGCGAGCCGTACAGGGACGGCGGTGTCTTTATCTTTAAGCACAGCGGTCCTAGTCCATTATTCGGTATCGTATTTCGACGAGGCGTAAATGCCCGGAATCGACTCGAAGGTCGTCTTTGGTTCACATCTGGACGGCGCTGATGGGGCTGTGACAGCTGAAGATTTTTCTATCGCCCAGGCCGCGAAAACAATCACCTTCCACGGAAGCGCGGCTTTAGACACCGCTCAATTCAAATGGGGAACGGCCTCAGCTCTGTTTGGGGGCGTGTCGACTAGCTATATTTCTGTACCAGATTCGGATGACTTCTTTTTTGACGCTAATCCATTCACTGTAGACCTTCAGGTCCGCTACAACGTTGTGGGCTCAAATAATTTTTATAGCCAGTTTGTTGATAATAACAACCGCGTTGCCTTTCGCCGAACGGGTGGCGGTACGCTTCAATTTTTCATCATCAGCGGTGGCTCCACGCTTGCCAACTATACGGTGGCCTGGACCCCATCCGCAGGGACTTGGTATCACCTTCAAGTTGTCCGAGACGGAACGAACGTTTATATCTTCGTTGACGGCGTCAGTCAAACCTTAAACGTCCTAACGGCAATTAGCACGAATGCCGTGCCTAATTTGGCCGCAGCGGCTACTTTCGCCAGCGCCGATGGCGGCACGACAGGATTGGACGGATGGCTTGATGAGATCCGGGTATCTAAGGGGATCGCCAGGAACGTGGCCACGTTTACACCTCCGAGCGGCCCTTACAGCGTTGGCGGCGGCTCAAGAATGACGCTTATGGGTGTCGGATGAAAGTCGACATCATTCAAACCTCTTTCGCCAGTGGCGAGATCGGCCCTCAGTTGCATGGGCGCAGCGATATTGCCCAATGGAATAATGCCTGTGAGATTGTCGAAAACATGATCCCGCGCTCCTACGGCCCTGCGATCTCTATGCCCGGCACGCGATATGTCGCCACGGTTAGCGATTCGAGTCTACGAACCAGACTGATTAAGTTTGTGTTTAATCGTACCGACGCCTATTCCATAGAAATGGGCGACAGATATATGCGATTCTTCACAAACCGAGGACAAGTCACGACTAAGTCCGGTACAGAAGACCTTTCAGCTTTTACTGCAAATCTAGTTGCCCATTGGAAGTGTAACGATAATACAAACTCTACTACGGTTTTGGACGCGGTTGGGTCTCACAACGGGACATTAGGTACAAATACCAATTCCGTGAGTACGACCGGCATTGTCGATAAAGCGTTTGATTTGGGAGGCCTTTATTATGTCACAGTAACGGATGCCGATGCTTTTACTAGA